AAGGATTTCTTTACACACAAAGATCGTAATGATTTCTATCTATCTGGTCATCCTGGCGATGTTTGGGTTGTAGGTAATAACCCTGCAGGCATATCCTGGATCAACAGAGTAGGTGGCACTTCTAAAACAGCTGTTGAAGCTCAAGCAATTATTGATGAGCTAACTGAACAAGCAAAAACTTACTGGGATGCTTTACCCGAAGCGGAAAAAGCACCTACAGATCCAGACCATAAACGACCGGAAAAACAAACACTACCATAGGAATTAACAATGGCTACATACAAAGAACTTAAAGGTTTTAAAGTTAAAAGTTTATCATCCGATCCAACTGTGGATGCAGGTCAAATTTGGTATAATACCACTTCGAATACATTAAAATATGATGGCGCTGGTGCCGGATCATGGTCATCAGGAGGTAGTTTAGATACAGGTAGAGAACAAGGGGGATCAGCTGGAATCTCACAAACTTCTGCACTATATACGGGTGGAGCGAATACCCACCCTCCTAGCAGTTTAGCTATAACGGAAATATACAATGGAACAGCTTGGAGTGAAGGGGGGGCTTTAAATACAGGAAGAAAAGGCCTAGAAGGAAATGGAACCGAAACCGCAGCTTTTGTTGCAGGGGGCCAAATTGGTTATCCTGGAGTTAAACAGGTTATAGCGGAAACATACAATGGTGTCGCTTGGAGTGAAACGGGGGTGTTAAATACAGCTAGAACATACGGAACGGGAACCGGAACTACGACAGCGGGATTATTTTGTGCAGGAGATTCGCCGGTTGACCAATGCAACTTAGTTGAATTATATAATGGTACTGGATGGACAGAAACAACAGAGCTAAACACGGCAACAACAGGTGCTGGCGGAAGTGGACCTCAGTCTGCATGTTTTGTTGTAGGAAAATGGGCCAGTGGACTTACCCAACAATATAATGGGACAGGTTGGACAACAGTTCCATCTATGAATTTAGGGAGAAACTCTCTGGCTGCTAGTGGAACTACATCATTAAGTTTAGCTATGGGTGGATATCCACCTCTAGGTCAAACAAACGCGGTGGAACTATACGATGGATCTTCATGGACATCAGTTGCTGCTCTAGCAACACCTAGAACTCAACTTGGTGGGTGTGGATCAAACGCTAATAATAGTGTTGCATATGGGGGATACCAAGCAGATTATATATATGGAAACTGGACAGAAGAATGGGATGGAGCCCCAGCAGCAGTTAGAACGGTGACAACAAGCTAATGGCAACTTATATAGCATTAAAAGGAATGGCAGTAGAGGTACTATCGTCGGATCCGTCAAATCCTGTAGAAGGACAAGTTTGGTACAATTCTACTAGCAATGTTTTAAAAGGATATAACGGTACATCAAACGTAACCTTTACTAACTCTTAAAAATAGTTTACAACAGAGAAAGAATGAATAAAGAAAAAAGAAGCATTCAAAAACACGCTAGTAAGGAAGTCAAACACCTTATGATTTTACTGGATAAATCTGAGGCATTTGAATTTAAAAAGATGGTTCCCGAACTTCAGGACAATTGGGCCAAGAAACAAATGTTTAGAACAGAAACAGAAATGCGTTTCTCGGTTCTATCGGATAATAAACATGGAAGTAATGCCTCAAAATACTGGCAATCGGTTCGAGAACAAAACACCCACTTTGAAAATCTAATGCATCTTTCATTTGACTATCGAAAGAATGAGGTTGAGATTGAAAAATTAGAACACAAAATTATAGATCCTAATGAAGATAAATTTGAAAAGAAACTGGCTAAGATAGAACTGGAAGAAAAACTTTATAGCCGAGCAAGTATGGAACTTGTGGCCAAAGCAAGGATGAGAGAAATTTCAACTTGGTCCAAGCTTAAAAAAGAATTTAACGACGGCAAGTTTGATGATCGAGAGGTGAATACCCATCAAGCCGAATCCTATATGCATACCTTAGAACACAGAAAAGCAACCTTGACACCAGGTTCTTCACAACCCGAAGTATTCAATGTGCTGGGGCAGTTAGACACCTTAAAACGTATTAGAAAATCAGGAGAACTTTTACCAAAGACAAAGAATAAAAAACAGCTGAGGAAGTGAAGATAGATATGACCTTTGAGTCTATCCTCTTAGGGCAATCAATTATAAAATATCAAGTGCCTCTTGAAGTTTTTGTCGGGCTCAACGAACTTTACGAAACTAAAAAGAAACATTTGCCCAATGCCAACAAGCAATTGGCAGGAAAAATCCCTGATGAAGTTTCCTTATTTTATGCAGGACCTACCACTGAGGAAATGCATCAACATAATCATGTATCTAAAGATATTTTCGATTGGTTTTATTCTATTTTTGATCATTATTTAAAATGGAATAAGATTAAAGAATATAAGATGAATATAGATTCGGTCTGGGTTAATGAAATGAAAGCAGGGGATTATAACCCTATTCATATTCATAAAGGTAGACTTTTTACGGGTTTATCATCGGTGATGGTTCTTAAACTTCCCAAAGACATGGGGCCTGAGATTGTAAGACCTGATCAACCCATGAATGGCCAACTTCACTTTTTAGGGAGTGCCTCAGGGCAATTTGTCCATGCAGATTATTCTCCTGAAATGAAGGTAGGAGATTTTTATATTTTTCCTTATGATATTCGTCATGGCGTTTATCCTTTCACCAATAAAAAAGCAAAACGAAGAACGCTGGTTTGTAATTGCGATGTTGAATATGATCCAGTTAAAACAAGGACGGCTGGATGATTTACGAACCTAAATGGAGATCTTTAATGGCTAATACCACAACCCCAATCTTTAGTCCTGCACAGTGTCAGGACATTATTAACATGGGCCATCAGCAAAAAACTGAAAAAGCTAAGGTGGGAATGAAAGAAGAAAAAGAAGGAGGTTATGACACTAAAAAAAGAATTACGACCATTAGCTGGATTCCTTTTACAGCGCTACCAGATATGTACAGAATCATTGACCGATCAATGAAGCAGGTGAATGGAAACCATTTTGGATATGAAGGCATGGAGATTACCGAGCAGGCTCAATTCACCGAATATCCTAAAGGAGGATTTTATGACTGGCATATGGATGCGGAGACTAATTGTCAGTTTGAACCTCCTGTTAGAAAAATATCAATGACCATTTTGCTTTCTGATCCTTCCGAATTTGTTGGTGGAGATCTAGAATTTATGGCTGAAGGAAATAAACCACCCCAATTGTTACAAGGCCAAGCGATTTATTTTTGTAGCCTCCTTCGTCACCGAGTGGCTAAAGTCAAGAAAGGAACAAGACGATCCTTGGTGATGTGGTTCGGAGGACCTCCTTTTAAATGAACCGTGAAATTTTATTCCCGACTCCTATCTATTTTAAAATGGTTAAAGATCCTCAAAAAATGAATAAGTATTTATTCCCTTTGATTAAAGCCTGGAGTAAAAAAGATAAAAGTGAAGAAAAAACCAATGCGGGTGGAGGATGGCATAGTCCTACCGATATGAATTTTAAAAAAGAATATAAACCTTTGGCCGATGAACTTTTCACCATGCAAGATGAAATTTATAAAGACTATGGTATGGAACCTAAACCTGGTTTAGGCAATATGTGGGCCAATATTAATTATCCAGGTTCCTATAACAAGCAGCACATGCATCCTAATTCTCAATGGTCGGGTGTCTACTATGTGAAAGTCCCCAAGAATTCGGGTAGGTTATTTGTTGAAGATCCACGACCCGGACCTAATATTATCATGCCTCGACGATTGGAAGGAATCCCCAGAGCTTTATGGCGTGTGGTGGTCTATCCTGCTGTCGAAGGACAGATGATTATGTTTCCTGCATGGGTGCCGCATGGTGTAGAAATGAATGAGTCTAAAGAAAAAGGAGAAAAGGGATGGAGAGTCTCTGTTTCTTTTAATTTTATTCAGGTAAATAAAGATGGAAAGGTCACATGATTCAAACTATTTATGTAAAATTACCACGAGAAAAGATTGCTTATTTGGAACGCGCTGAATTTATGAATGGTCAGGAACAATCTTTTCATGATACTTTAACAGCCTCGATGTCCAAGTATGGATTTAGAGATCCAGTTTATTGCCACTATCATGGTAAGACTTATGGGAATAAAATAAAAGTTATTGTAGGTAATAATCGAATGGTGGTAGCTAAAGAACTAAATATCCCTATTGTCCCTGCTATTATTACAAATTATAAGGCGGATGAGTTTCCTCTGGAAGGACGAGTTCTTAAGACGGATGATGAGATCAGAGCTTTATTTCATTTATCCACGCATGAGAAACTTCACGTAAGACGAGACAAGAATGGGGACATTGATCAAGTGACTCCTCCTCATTTTCCAACAGTAAAACAACATTATGTTTAAAAAGAAAAAATACCAAGTCATTAGAGGAGCGCTTTCCAAGGAGCTCGCCAATTTCATTTTTAATTATATGATGCTGCAGCGAGACGTTGTGGATTTTATGATGAAACGTAATAGAGTGAGTCCTGCTAATCCTTTTATCGGAACAAGAGCGGACCCTCAAATCCCTGGAGCCTATTCTAAATATGGTGATTGGGTCATGGAGACTTTACTGATGTATATGATTCCTATTATGAAAGAAAAAACAGGTATGGATTTAGTTCCAACGTATTCATACACGCGACTTTACGAAAAAGGAAATAAACTAAGAAGACATAAGGATAGACCAAGCTGTGAGATTTCTACAACTTTGCATCTGGGCGGAGATCCTTGGCCTATCTTTTTGGATCCATCAGGAGCTGACTTTGTGATCAATGAATTTAAAGAGATTCATAAACCAGGAGCCCCAAAAGGAATACGTATAGATCTTAAAGAGGGAGACATGCTTATTTATTCCGGCTGCGAACTTGAACACTGGCGAGAACCTTTTCAGGGAACAGTATGCTCTCAGGTCTTTCTGCATTACAATCATGCCAACGGTCCGTTTGCTCAAGAAAATCTCTTTGATAAACGCCCTATGTTAGGCGTCCCTAAGTAGTATGGAACTTTTAAATCTTAAAGCTATCCCTGTTGCTTATGATGGAAATGTTTATCACCTCAATAAAAAAGAATTAGATATAGTAAAAAAAACTAAATACAGAAAGCCTGCACAAGGATTCTATTTATCTGAGACTAGCTCTTTATTAGAAAATAAAACTCTCGCTTCTCTCAAAAAATTTATTATTGAAAAAGCTGAAGAATACACACGAGACGTATTAGAGATTAAAGATAAAATTTATCTTACTCAAAGTTGGTCTACTATCAACACTACCAATGCTTCTCATAAAACTCACGACCATCCCAATACATTTATAAGTCTAGTTTATTATGCTCAATGTAAAGAGGGTTCTCTTCATTTTCATTTACACACTAGTTCTATTAGAGAATGTTTTAATTTTCACTACACCATCAATAAATTTAATATATACAACGCCCAAAACTGGGCCCTTTCAGTGAAGACGGGAGATATTGTTTTATTTCCAGGACATATTCGTCATGGTTCTTCACCTAATAAGTCTACCGAACCTCGAATTATAGTAGGGGCCAATTTTTTTCTTAAAGGAAGGTTAGGGTCAAAAAAATACGTTAGCCTTATAACCCTATAATCATTGATTTAGGCGTCCCTAAGTAGTTGATATACACCACAATCTAGTATATTTGTAATAGAAACGGATTTCTATGCTACAAAAGATAAATTTTCTACCCGGATTTAATAAACAAATAACCGCCACCACTGCTGAAGGGCAGTGGATTGATGGCGATTATGTCCGTTTTCGTTATGAAACACCTGAAAAAATAGGAGGTTGGTCCGAACTGGGAGAGAGTTCTTTAACGGGAGTCGCCCGTGCTCAACACCATTTTATTGATGATAACGGAGTCAAGTATGCAGCTCTTGGCACTAATCGAATTCTTTATGTTTATTCCGGAGGAATTTTCTACGACATTCATCCTATTAAAAGTACAAGCACTTTAACGAATGCCTTTACCACAATCAATGGATCGGCTGCAGTTAAGATAACCTTTAGTGGGTCTCATAATATTAATGCTGGTGATATTGTCTATCTGGATAGTTTTACGACCATTACCAATTCAGATTATGTGGCCGCTGATTTTGATGATGTAAAATTTATGGTAACAACAATGGACAGTGCTACTGAAATTACCATCACAATGGATTCAGCAGAAACAGGATCGGGAGCCACTTTATCAGGGGGTATTCGAGTTCAACATTATTATCCCGTAGGACCTGCACAACAACTCGGAGCTTATGGATGGGGTATTGGCCAATACAGTGGTACCGTTTCAGGAGAAGTCTCTACAACTTTAAATGGAGCCATTACCGATGCCGCGGCAACAAGTGGCATTACTCTAACCGATAGTAGTTCTTTTCCTTCTTCAGGAACTTCTTATGTTCAAATTGGAACAGAAGAAATTTCTTATACAGGAATTAGTAGTGATGTATTAACGGGTGTCACGCGGGGCGTTCGAAATACGACGGCCGCTACGCACTCTGATGGAGCAACCATTACCAATACCACCGACTATGTCGCATGGGGCGAAGCTGCTTCAGGAGATAAAGTCTTTGAGCCTGGACTCTGGTCTTTGGATAATTACGGAACTAAACTGATTGCTTTAATTTATAACGCTGAATGTTTTGAATGGGATTCATCAACGTCAAATGCCACTTCGGTGCGTGCGACCATTCTTTCAGGAGCCCCAACGGCTTCACGGGACATGCTTATTTCGGCGCCCGATAGACACATTGTTTTTTTAGGAACAGAGACAACGATTGGTGATTCTACTACTCAAGATGAGATGTATATTAGATGGTCCGATCAGGAAGATCTGAATACCTATGCTCCAACGGCAACCAACACGGCAGGCACACAAAGACTCGCCGATGGTTCCAAGATCATGGGAAGTTTAAGAGGTCGTAATGCAATTTATATCTGGACCGATACCTCTCTCTTCATCATGAGATTTGTGGGTCAACCTTTTACTTTTGC